ATTAAGCGGTCGCTTAACTAATTTAGAAGATGCCTTGAAAATGAAAGACTGGATTGAGGCAATAAGCAGTGGCGAATCACCACCAGCTTTAGCTAACATGTTTGAGAAGGGCTATTTGAAATGAATGGTACGCTTCAAAAAGAAGACATTCTATGTTTATTTTTTCAACTCACACAAATCGAATGTGATGCGTGCGTCATGACAATTGAAGAGGATATTGAAAAGCATGGTCAATTTGGTCAAGGTTATTTAATGGCCGTGAAACAATGCCGAGACATATTAAAACGAATTATAAAGGATGTAGATGCTAGATAAATTCCAAAAATATAAAGCGGTTGGGTGTGCTAACAAGTCGTTGCATTTTTTGCAACAACTGAAAAAACACGTCCAAATTGGGAATGGATTTACCCAAGCGCGCAGCATATGGATTAATGCTAATTGATGCTTACATTAACGGGCAATTTTTAACAGAGGTTCAGGAGTTTAAAGACGATGAGTGATGTCATTGCGGAATGGTATAGAGCCACAAAAAAAATGGTCAAGCAAGTAACAGCGGATTGCAAAGGAGATGTCGAGCCAATACAACATCTACTTAATGATTGGAATGAAGCATTAGAAACAATGGAAGCAACTTGCCCAGGAATTAAAGAGCAATATGAACACAGACAGGCTATAGAGCAATCATTTACATCCCAACAAATAGACCATATTTGCTATATGATTGGTGAATGGTATGTGGAATGGAAGGACAAAATATGGGTAGATGAAAAGCCAAATCAGCATAGATTGGGCATAGCAAAAGAGAAATTAAAAACCATGATTTGCGGGGACTAAATGGGTGATGATTCTAAGTGGTTCGCGCTAATGGTTTGTGTGGCCATTATCGCAATGGCAGCCGTACAAATTTGGGGGAAATAATGAGCAAATATTTATGTATTTGTGGGGTAGATTTTAGGAAGAAAAAACAAGCTAACGATCATGTTAAATTTTTTAATCAAGCTCAAAGCGCATGGCCGCACCAAGTGATAAAAAGAGGATGGAAAGCTCTCTGGATAGACTTTTTGATTGCGAGTAGGCGATACTGGAAGTTTACAGGTTTTCTTATTATTTATTTTACCATTCTTTATCATTTTCGGATTAAATCTAATATTTGGTAAGCTTTAGCGATGGGCATAGGAATGGGGCTTGCAATTGACTAATGGATTATATACCCCTTATACAGGGCTCACGGATGAGCGTTACACGTGGCGGCACGAAATTAAATGTGGTTTCTGGCACGAGCCACATGTGTTACAACAGTACAGAGTCAACAGAGATTCAAATCTGTGGCGTTCTATACGGGAAGTAGAAAAGTTATGTGAATATATCTTACACCTAGAAGGAGCTAACAACATGAGTGAAAAGGATTAATTATGGATAAAGACTATACAACATCCCACTATGTAGTTGGGGAAGATGAGCCTGAAATTGAACCTCAGAAAGCCTTATCAGATATTGTGTTTCTAGTTAAAGACCGTTTAGCTGAGGCTTTAAGTAATGACACGATTGGGCTTGCTGGTGTTCATCCGAGAATACTCATATCAATGGTTATAACCAATATCCTTGTTAATCTACTCTTTAATTCAATAGCTATTAGTGATGTGAGTAGGCGTTTAGAAATGGTTAATGATAGCCTGGATGAGATTAAGGGTATGACATTGAATTTATGGCGTGCTATGGAAGCATGTAGGGTTGACACTAAAACCCAACATTAATTAAGAGGTAATTATGGCAAGCATCACTGGAACCGACAATGAAGTTTATCTACCACAAAGGGAAGCAGTAAAAATATCACTAAATACCGAAAGTTTGACGACTTTATTGCGTTCAAATATTTCTTGCCATATGAACAAAACTCTGACTCAAGAGCTAATGGAGCAACTAACTGCACAAATTATTGAATCTATTGATTATTTTATAAACAAATCAGATGAAAATTTGTAGTATCAGATATGAATATCATAATTTTACAGATATGATGGTTAGGAAGTTTTAAAGGCTTCCTGCCTTTACAGCTTCGACAAATAATAAGGTTTGAATATCCACCGCCAAGTCGCTATTCAAACTGAACTAATAACAATAAAACTCGTAAGGCTTTGGCTTACTTACGGTTATCAGGTTTTTTTACGTCCATAAAAATCTGAGTAACGGAGCGATTATACTATGGAACACGCATTCAATACAAACGTTGCGAAAGAATATGATGTAGATATTGCGATACTTCTAAACAATTTTAAATTCTGGACATTGGTAAATCTTGCAAATAAACGTCATATTTATGATGGCTTATGTTGGACATTTAATAGCATTCCTGCTTTTTGTGAAATATTCCCTTATTGGACAAGACATCAAATAGAACATCTTCTTAAGAAAGTAATGAAACTCGGATTGCTCGTATCAGGAAATTATAACAGCCATAAATATGACAGAACCCGATGGTACGCATTAACAGCAAAAGCTTATCAATTATTCCCAGAAATCCAGCAGGATAATTTTATCGAATCCTTGTGGGAAACCATCTCGGAAAAAACCGATATGAGGTTATTACCTCCTGCCATCTCGGAAAATTCCGAGATGCTGCTCGAAAAATTCCGAGAGGCTTTTCTGAAAAATCCGAGACCTATACCAGATATAAACACAGATGAAAAACCAGATAATAAAGAAGACGCTTCTAACGAAGCTGAGGAAGGAAAAGAAATGCCATCCTTAAAACCAGTAAAAATCAACCCATCCAATTTTGATATCAAGGCATTAATTGCTAATAATCCACATGAAATACCTGAACTGATGCTTAATGACTGGCTTGAGGTTCGTAAGGCTAAGAAAAACAAAGTCACCCAGACCGCATGGGGAAGAATTAACAAAGTGTTAATCGAAATTAAACACACTTTAGGTATTTCACCCCATGATGCCTTTGAAACAATGGTGGCAAATGGGTGGCAATCTCTAGAAATGAAATATTTTCAAACTTCCAGTAAAGGAAATACTGGTAGCATATCTCAGGGAACGGGAATCAAAGACTATTATGGCAATGACATAACCTGGGAATAAAACATGATATTAGCTAAAGAACTATCAGAACGATTGGCACAACGAGCCGATGACTTCGCACGCTTTCTATTTCCCCATGGGAAAAAATCAGGGAATGAATGGTGTGTTGGCAATCTTCAAGGAGAGGCTGGACGCTCATTAAAAATAAACATCAAAGGCACCAAAGCTGGGGTGTGGTGTGATTTTGCTACTGGCCAAAGTGGTGATTTATTGGATTTATGGGCGCATAAAGAAGGCATCACATTACTTGAGGCAATGAAGGGCGTGAAGGCTTATTTAGGGCTTAAAGATGTGAAGTTTGAGCCACAACGTAAGACAAATTATACATTGCCAAAAGTACAGAAGGTTGATATTCCTAAGCAAACCTCAAAGGTATTGGATTACCTCACGAATGAACGTTGCTTAACCATGGAAACATTGAAGGCGTATCAGATTGGCGATGAAGGCAATGAGATTGTGTTCCCGTTCGTGCGTGATAGCAAGATTGTGAACTTAAAGTACTTAAAGCTTGAACGACCCAATGGAAAGAAACAAATTCGCACCGAATCAAATTGCGAGCCGTGTTTGTTTGGCTGGCAGAATGTGCCTAAAAATGCTCGTGAGATAACGATTTGTGAAGGCGAAATGGATGCCATGACTTTGTATCAATATGGGATTGCTGCTTTGTCGGTTCCTTTTGGTGCGGGTAGTGGTAGCAAAAATGAATGGGTAGAAAATGATTTTGATAGGCTTGCTGTATTTGATGTGATTAATATTTGTATGGATGATGACGAAGCAGGACACCAAGCACGTGACAGCATTATTGAAAGGCTCGGTAATGTTCGGTGTCGTATTGTCACTTTACCCATGAAAGACGCTAATGATTGCTTGCAAAATGGTTATGACTCCGACGACATAAAGCAATGTATCAAAGAAGCCAAAAGCATTGACCCTCATGAGTTAAGACGTGCTAGCGAATATCTGCAAGATGTGCTGGATAGATTGTACCCGCCTGATGGCAAACAACCTGGCTATGAATCAGCATGGGATAAATCAAATAACAAAATCCGCTTTAGACCTAGTGAATTATCCGTATGGACTGGAATTAATGGACATGGCAAAACTCAGTTTCTAGGGCATTTGATGCTGGGATTAATGAAACAAGGTGCTCGCGTATGTATTGCCAGTCTTGAGTTAAAGCCAAGTTTGTTATTGACTCGATTAAGCAAGCAAGCTACAGGTATGGCATTACCAAGCCCGGATTACGTCAAAGAAGTAAATCAGTGGTATTACGACAAGCTTTGGATATTTGACCTAACAGGAACAGCGAAGGCACAGAGGTTGATTGAAGTGTTTATCTATGCCCGTCAACGGTATGGGATTGATACGTTTGTTATTGATTCATTTGCCAAGCTTGATATGGCTGATGACGATTACAAAGGGCAAAAGATTTTGATGAACGCCTTATGCGACTTCAAGAATGATTATAATTGTCACGTCCACTTAGTGGTACACCCTAGAAAAGGCTCTGATGAGTCGGGCATGCCTGGGAAACTTGATATAAAAGGGAGTGGATGTATTACAGACTTAGGAGATAATTGTTTTACGGTATGGCGAAATAAGGGAAAGGAAGCAGTACAGCAAAAAATAGCACGCAATGACCCCATAACCGATAAAGAGCAAGAAAAGTTATTGATGCCGGATTGCTTATGGTGCTGTGATAAACAACGTGATGGCGATTGGGAAGGGAAACTCTCATTCTGGTATCACGCACCATCTTTTCAGTATTTGAGCGATGAGAATCAAAAACCACACAGGATTGTGCCATTTTCATGCCTAGAAAATTAACTGACCGTGAATGTAAAGATATAATTATTAGGCTCGGCAAGAGATTAGGTGTTGAGCCTCGGTTAATTACCACAAGATTGATGAGCGAAGATGACAAGCAAGATATGCGTGAAGGAAATTTACCTGTTAAATTGTTGGAAGTTCATATCAAAGTTTGGATGGATAACGGAATGCCTGATTATGCTCATGGAAAAACAATACCTCTCAAGCATGAAGCCTAAGAGGTATGAGATTAAGCAACGTGTTGGCGCATTTTCATCATGACGATATTGGCATCAGCGTCACAATAAGTCTTGCGCCTACGGCCTCGTAAAATATTGACCGTTAATTTGTTGTCAATTGTAGCAATGTTAATCGCGCATTCTCTGTTCTTATCAAGAATCGACCAAGCCAATTCAATTACCTTGTGTAGTAAGTCCATTTATCTCTCTCCATTTTCTAATAAGTCGATATGACCTATTACCGCAAAGCGCGCCTCTTGTTCCGCATCAAAGAAATCCTCTGATTCAATTTCCCCATTGTCATATGGCGGACATCCTGTGCCATAAATAATATAATACCAACCGAAATCAATGTCATACTCAATGATGTACTCATAACAACTATATTTTTCTCTGCTCATTATGCTGCTTCCTCATCACTCCACAAGTCATATTCATAGTCTGCGCGTTCATCCGAAGCACGCTCACAATCATCACATAGTCCGCAATGGCCATGACATTCATTCTCATCACCATGCCAACCATCCATCATTCCTCGATAACTCATGCTGCAACTTCCATGTTTAGTTCACAGTACTGTTTAAACT